GATTACACTATTACCAGTGGAAACAACGCAATGAGTGCTGGACCAATTACGATTAACAGTGGCATATCAGTCACCATTCCTAGCGGTAGTCGCTGGGCTATTGTCTAAGGGGTATATATGGCTATTGTATTAAACGGTGATGGGTATATCACAGGAGCTGCTGGAGTAGGCAAGGGTGGCTCTGGTACTAACGTTGCTTTCTACGAGACTGACAACACGATTACGGCTGACTACACCATTGGCACAGACAAGAACGCTATGAGCGTGGGTGACATTACGGTTGCCACGGGTGTGACGGTTACTGTTCCAACTGGTTCTTTCTGGGTGGTTGTATGAGCGGAAATATCAACTTTAATGGCTGGATTAATGATGACGGCTCAGAGAACTACAAGTGCAGGGCTTGGGTAAACTTCAACGGTTCAGGCACTGTGGCTATTCGTGCTAGTGGGAATGTGTCGAGTATTACGGACAACGGGACTGGCGATTACACGGTGAACTTTGCGACTGCTATGCCGGATGCGAATTATTCCGTGTCTGGATCTACTGGCACTGGCGAATCATCTCGTGTTTTTAGTAGATATGGGTCAACGCAGACAACATCAACAGTTCGTGTTGTTTGCGTCTTTCCGGGTACGGCACTATTTGATGATAGTCAAATGCAGGTCGCCATCTTCCGCTAGGAGCTAATATGTCAACAATTAAAACAGAAACACTAAGCACCCCTAGCAACGCAACCGTCCCAGTAGACACAGTGGTTAACGGGACAGCAAAGGCTTGGGTTAACTTTAACGGGACAGGTACGGTGGCTATTCGTAGGGCTTTTAATGTTAGCTCTATTACGGACAATGGCACTGGGGATTACACGGTGAATTTTACGAGTGCTTTGGCTGATGCGGATTATGCAGTAACTCATACGGCTGGAGTGAAAACAATTGAATGGGGTCTACATTTAAGGCACAACTCGGTCGTGCCAACTGCTTCTGCGTATAGGTTTCACAATGTAACTCCCGCAGATTCAAACGTCGATACTCCGTTTATTAACATTACCGTCCATCGCTAAACCAAATTCCCAAAGGAAAAACTAAATGAACCAACGAATCATCTACCAAAACGACGAAGGTGGTGCTTTTAACTTTGATGCAAATCCAATTTTGGTAGCCATCTTCAGCTAAAGGAATACCATGAGTACAACAATAAGCGGAACAAATGGTGTTACCTTTCCAGATAGCACCTCAATGCAAACAGGTCAACAGGCTTGTAAGGCGTGGGTGAACTTTAATGGCACAGGGACTGTGGCGATTAGGGCTGGGTATAACGTGAGTTCAATAACAGATAATGGCACTGGTGACTACACGGTGAATTTTACGACTGCATTAGTTGATGCGGACTACGTTCAAAACGTTAGCGCAAGTTTTACTGGTGCCGCATATGCCGAAACAACAATAGGCTTAAACTTTACAACAAGTTATACAACTCAAGCACCAACAACTTCAGCTTTCCGTTTTAGCATAGGGTACGCCCGTGGAAATACTTTTATGGATCAAGCATATATTAACGCATCGGTTTTCCGCTAACTCAACTAATTTTTAAGGAGTCTAACATGGACAACAAACGAGTAATTTACCCAACAGACGAAGGCGGCTGCGCTGTCATCGTTCCCGCACCCGGCGCTACACAAGAGCAGGTGCTCAAGGCTGTACCAGCAGGTAAGCCCTACAAGATTGTCGATGTGGCTGATGTGCCCAGCGACCGTACATTCCGCAACGCTTGGGAGTATTCAGCATGATTACAGTTAACGTAGATAAAGCCAAGGGCATTGCCCACGAAGTTCGCCGTGCTAAACGTGCAGAAGAGTTTGCACCACTGGACGTAAAAGCCACAATCCCATCTGAGGCTGCTGCGGCTGAAGAAGCTCGTGCGGCTATTCGTACCAAGTATGCTGGTGTACAAACGTCTATTGATGCCGCCGCTGATGTGGACGCATTGAAGGCTATTGTTGAGGGGTTGTAATGTCCAAGGTAACCATCCAAGGGGATGCCAGTGGGACAGGTATCTTTACAATAGCATCCCCAAATAGTAATACAGATAGGACGCTAACCCTGCCTGATGAGGCTGGGACGGTGTTGACTACGGCTGGCGTTCCAGCGTCAGCGATGCCAGCGGGTAGTGTGATTCAGGTTGTTCAAACAGTAAAGTCGGACACATTTTCTACTACGGGAACTTCGTTTGTGGAAATTACTGGATATAACGTTACGATAACTCCTGCATCCAGCTCAAATAAAGTAATGGTTGAAGTATGCCTGCATATAGGTGAAGGACAAGACGCATTTCCAGCTTTTAGGATGTACCGCAATGGCACAGAACTCCAAACTGCTTCAGCTATTGGCTCCGGTACTTCAGCGATGTTTGGTAAAACTACTACGGGCAATGATGCCCGTGACGCTTTATTACTAGAACCCGTAAACTTTAAATTTCTAGATTCACCAAATACTACGGACGCTATTACATACACTATCCGTGTTAGACCTATGGGCACAATATCAAGAACAGTTTATGTGAATAGGTGTCAAACCTATAATGACTCTAACCAATACACGGTAATTTCCACATTTACCGCTACGGAGATTGCAGGATGAACCACACAGCAATTTACGCTCTATACCCACAGGTGGTTACAGTTGATGACGGTGCTGGCGCTTTTGACGCACAAGGTAATAAGGTCGCTATTGACATGGACGTTGTTAACGCTTGGGTTGACCCTGACCAATATAAGTACCAACGTACCAAAGCCTACCCATCAATCGCTGACCAGCTAGACACCATCTACCACGAAGGCATTGACGCTTGGAAGGCAACGATTGCCGCAGTGAAACAGGAGTACCCCAAGCCATGAGTACATTAGCAACAAACGCCATCACAGACGCCAGTGGTGGCAACACAACCACCATCAACGGGTACACCCCCACGATGTCTAACATGGCTGGCAGGAATCGCATCATCAACGGAGATATGCGGATTGACCAGAGGAACGCTGGGGCTGCGGTAACCATTAACACTGCGGCATCAATATACACTATTGATAGGTGGACTGCGTATGGGCAGGGGTCTGATGGCGTGTTCACTGTCCAACAAAGTTCAACAGCACCTAGTGGTTTCACAAACTCCTTAGCTGTAACAGTTACAACAGCAGACGCATCTATAAGTGCTGCTCAGTTATATACCATAGGCCATAAAGTAGAAGGGTACAACCTTGCTGATTTAGGGTGGGGCACAGCAAACGCCAAGACTATTACCATGTCATTCTGGGTTCGGTCAAGCCTAACTGGAACATTCAGCGGCTCTTTAAAAAACAGTGATGGCACTCGCTCCTACCCCTTTACTTACACAATTTCAGTTGCCAACACGTTTGAATATAAAACCATCACCATTGCTGGTGACACAAGTGGTACATGGCTAACTACTAACGGTATAGGACTTACTTTAACAATTTCATTGGGTTCAGGTTCTAATCGTTTAGCAACCGCTGGCGCATGGGCCGCTGGAAACTACGACGGTGCTACTGGTGCTGTCACTTTAATTTCTACAAACGGAGCCACGTTCTACATCACAGGCGTACAGCTTGAGGAAGGCAGTGTAGCCACGCCTTTTGAGCATCGGCAGTATGGGCAGGAGTTGGCGTTGTGTCAGCGGTATTACTACAACTCATACCCCAGTGGTTTTAGCGGTACTGGTCATACATTTGCGGGTGGAGTTATTCCCAGTGCGGCATCAATCGCTGAGTGTTGCGTTGGTTTTCCTGTGTCTATGAGAACAACACCAACAGTAACATTTCCGGATGGTTTAGGTCAATCTGGTGTTGCCGCCGCTTCAGCCGCAACTGCTAGTCAAATATACACTACCGGATTTTTGCGTGGTAATAAATCTAGCGGGAGTTTTACATCCGCTTCAAGTTTAGTTACTGGCGGTTTCATTGCTTCTGCGGAGTTATAAGATGTATAAATTATTCATAGATGCACTAACAGGTCAGCTTGAGAATATTGTTATTAGACTCACAGACAACGCCTCCATCCCATTCGACTCTGCCAACACAGATTACCAAGAGTATCTGAAGTGGCTGGCGGAGGGTAATACACCAGAGCCTGCGGACGAGGTGTAACCAATGGAAAACTTAAACCCAGTAGAGTATGGGAAACTATTGGCTAAGGTGGAAGGGTTAGAAGCTAAGGTGAACAGTATGGATGCTGACATCAAAACACTTCTAGCCCTAGCCAACCAAAGCAAAGGTGGTTTCTGGATGGGGATGACCATAGCATCTATTGTTGGTGGCATCCTCGCTTGGTTCGCACAACATTGGATAAAATGACATGATAGACCCTGTTAGCGCGTTTGCCTTAGCGACTGGCGCATTCAACATGATTAAGAAGGCTGTCGAAGCTGGAAGAGAGATTGAAGATTGCGTTGGCTACTTCGGCAAGTTCTTTCAG